ATTTTCTATTCTTTATCAGTTTCGGATATAAACACATTTTATTTTATTCCTTTTGCTTCTTTATACTTCTCAAATACTGATTTGATTCCATTTCCTAATTCAGTAAACCATCCTTTTACTGTTCTTAGTCTGATATCATCTCCTTTAAATGTTCCGTATTCTTCTCCCATTTCTGCTTCAACACTTTTAATTCTAGCTTCTACTTTTGATAACTTTTCTTGTGCATTATTTTTCGTTATCTCAGATGTTATTTTTTTAACATCTTCATTTGCTCTCAGTACTATATCTTTCTGTGTTTGATCTTTTATGTTATTTTCAATTACTTTAGTACCTTCTTCTGCTATTATTCCTTCAATTCTGCTTACTGCTGTTCCTAAGTCTATACTATTTTGTATTAATTGACTTTGTAATTCTGCGAATTGTTTATTTGTATTCGCATCTAAATTTTCTCCTTGTTTTCCAATATTTGGGTTTTGATCTATTTTGTTTTGTGTATCTGCCTCAACATTTTTCTTTTGTGCGTTCACTAGTTCCATTTGTGCTATTGCCATTGCACCTTCTATTCCCATATTTTTCTGTTGCTCTACACCGCCCATGCTTTGACTTCCTCCGCCTTGGCTTCCTGTTGTAGTTCCGCCGCCGCCTCCCATTCCATACATTAACCCAGGATTTAGTCCTGCATCTTTCATATGTTGTAACTGTGCTCCATAGTTTGTTTTATTCCACATATCCATTTGTAAGTCATGTCCTTGTTGATTTAATCCTCTTTGATATTCGTTTTGTAAACCCATTAATCTTTTAGTTTGTCCATACTGTCTTTTTTGATTCGTGTTTGCACCTAACATACCGAACAATGTGCTTCCTGCTTTTACTCCACTACCTATTGCATTCCAATCCCATTTTCCCATTTTATTATTTTTTTAAATTTTTATTTCGCGCTTTTTTAAAGCGACCTTATTTACTTGATATATAAGAACAGACGCGTACCACCTGCTTTTATTAAAGGGGGATTTTACTCCCCCATTTAATTTTATTAAGCTTCTTTTGTGCCTTCTGTTGACTGAGCTCCGCTCTTATCTACATCTAACTTTACTACTTTAGTTTCTGCCTTTGCTTTACCTGCTTTTGCATCCCTTTTTGCTTGCACACTTCCGCTCACTTTATCCATAGCCTCACTAGCTATTTCCCACCTGTCCGTTCTAATATTATACGCACTTATTACACCGTCCTTACGTTCTGTAAATATACTTGGCGCTCCATCTGTAATTGGTTCCTTATTACTTACTATTCTTTCTATTTTGTGTTCTATAGGTTCCCCTTCTACACACTCAACACTTTTCAGTTGACTTTTTACTGCTTTTTTATATTTATATCCCATCTTCTTATAAATTTGGTATTACTTTCGCACTCATTTTTCTACGTGCTGTAATTTTGTTACTAATTTGTACCCAGAAATTCTGGCTATCTAGACTTGTTTGTGCAAATATGTTATTATACTTACTTGGATCTATATACGTTGTTAAATCTTGTATTCCCGTTAGTCCTTCTTCATATCTTCTGTTTAATGTCATAAACATTTCTTGATTTGCTTCTGCGAAGTTTCCTCTTGTTTGATTTACATTTGTCATATAATTTATCCACGCAGGTTGTTTTCCTGCTGTACTATATACCACATCTCCTGATTCAGTTACTGTTGTATCAAACCACGCCATTTGATCTGTTATTAAATCCTGATATCCAATTTCATCTAACGCTGGCTTATGGAAGTCGTTCATCGTTTTCAGATTTGTGTCCCATTTGTTTCCTTGACTATAATCTATTCTTGGCGTCAAGCTTACGAGTCCGATTATGTAACTCGGCTCATCTATTTTTACTTTTACTTTTCCACCTTTGTTTTTACCTGTCAATCTACCCCTTCCTGCTAACGTTCCTAACGGTTGTTCTTCTCCACCTACTTCTGTATCTGCTACGCTTACTACTTCCTCGAATCCTAACTCTTTTATTAGACTCCCTAAATACATTGGGTTTTCACAGCTTTTACTTCTTTCATGCGTATATACCGCATCTAACCAATCATCATAACTTCCACCGCTTATTGCGATTCTATTCAGCATATTATATACTTTATTTGCTAAGTTTAACGAGTCAATCGTAAACTCATTTCCTGCTGTGCTTACTGCTGTAACTTCATTTATTCCGTTACTTCCATCAATCCATTCTGTACTTATCCAATTATTAAACAAATCGCTTTGATATGTTTTAATTCCTAGACCTTCTTGACTTGCTAATTTATACTCTTTACTGACTTCTCCTGTTGTATCATCATAGTCATATCCTAATCCTAATCCGTATGGTGCATTACTGTTTTGGTTTATTATAAATGCTGTTGTATCCCTTACCGATTCTAGAATATCCATTCTCATGTCATCTATATTTTCCAACGGAAATTCCGTTAATTGTGGTCTTCCTTCTGTTACTTCTATTGTATTATTTATCGTTTGATCTACATATTCTATATCTGTTGCTGCTCCTTCTACACTTTGCCAATTTGTACATGTTATTTTTATATTTCCTGCTGTTTCTGTATTTTCATATACTACATTTTCGAATAATGTTGTTATTGGTACTAATAGACTATCTACTGTTAACATTATTTCATCTAAATTTGGCTCTCCATTTTGTGGCACATCATTTGCCTGCCATTTCCCTACTATCACCAATTGAAATCCACTAATTGCAGTTGTATTTACTGCTATTTCAGTATCTAATACGTCCGTTGTTACTCCCATCGATGTTACATTTGCGCTAAATGTGTCCCATCCATTTTCCCACTCACTTGCGTGTATTACATATCCTCTCTCCTCCATCTTATTTGCAAAATAATTTTTATAGATATCCCAATAACTTAAATATGGTATTGCATTAAACTTTCTTTTATTATAATTTCCTGCTGCATTTCTACCTAGTCCTCTCATATTTAAATATGAATATATACTTGAACTATTTATTTGTGCATTGTCTCCTGATTTTACCTTATTTGATACCATTGTTATTTGAGGCAATAATATTTGACTCATATCCATTCCAATATTTAGCATGTTCATATGTAATTTTCCCTGGTATAATCTCACAGGACATTGGAACACGTCTAATTGTACTTTGTAGCTTCCAAACAGTGGTCCTACTGTTGGTAATGTCTTCACATCGCAATCCAAGTCGATGTCGAAGGAATCCCCTGGTAGTGCTACCTCTGACATAAACGGTACTAGTGTTCCGCTACTCATACTACTTCTCCAGATATACCCCAAGTCATGCGTACTTCTGCTATAATTTTTTAGGCTTACTGCCTCTTTGTTTCCCGATCCTAGGCGATCTCCTCCAATTTCTGTTTTCATTTTTTATTTGTTTTTAGGTTTTTTTTCATTTCATCTAGCAACATTATCACTTGTATTATTCTGTTCCATGTTATTGTTTTTAGTTGCTTTTTTATTTCTTTTAGCGTGCCCTCTTGGGTCACTCTATAGTCTCCCATCGTACCGAAGCTTTTTCCATCTATTGTTATTATTGTAAAAGGACTATCTTTTACATCTTCTCTACTAATTGTTTCAGAATAGCCTTCTTTGGCTACTTCTTTTACATTCTGTTGTGATTGTTTTGATTCTTTTGTTTCCTTCGTTTTCATAGTTTATTTGTTGATTTAATTTATAATATTCACCGTTTTTTACTCGTTCTTTAATTATTATTTCTCCTGTTTCACCATCCACATACTGACTTTTCGTTAACCATATTATTGATTTTCTATGCTTCACCATGTGTTCGAATTGTGTCCTGTTTTTACCCATAGTATTTCCATATTAGTTTATACCATTCCCAAAAGTTTTCTGCTTTTTTAATCTCTTGTAGTTTCTCGTTTGTTGTCATAGACTTTATTTATTGCATTAATACTCAATCAATTTTCTCTATTACTTTTACTCTGAATCTCCTTCGTAAATCGATTTTGTCCTATAATTTATACTATGTATAATAAATTTTGTCGATCTATCCCTCCCCTAGCGGGGGTTACATACCCGCTAATATACACTTTTTTTTTTAATTCCCTATTTTGAGGAACAAATTTCATATTTGTGGCTCATTAATAGGTTTAACTCCATACAGTTTCTGTATCCTTTCTAACTTCTTTAAGTTTCTTCTTTCGTTCTCGTACTTTTTTAATTCCCAATTCCTACTATCATCTCCATATCCTAAGCGTTTATTCTTCTTACGTTCTTGCTCTAGTAGTTTATAATATTCTTCTTCTCCTTTTTTTATATCTACTTTTATACCATTAACGTATCTTACACCCTCATCTAGTTTCTCTAACCATAACGCTTCTTTCTCATCATCCTTATATATTTTATTCCGATAATATATCGGTAATGCTATTTCTATACCTTGTCTTGTTTTGTAGGTCTCGATAGTTTCTCCTGCTCTATACTTATTTCTTTCGACATCTCTTCGTTCCATATAATTCCGTCCAATACCTTTACTTGTATATATTTTACTATTATATTCCTTATGTTTTTCATCTACCTTATTTACATATTTCACAATATAGTTTATCGTTTTCGCACTCACATAGTCTCCAATCCATACCCCACCATATTTCCATATCTCTTTTATATCCTTCCTTTCGTCTGTCCACACAATACCGTGCATATGCACTCTTTCTGTGTTCTGGTGTCCCAATTCTGTCACTAACCAGTGCCTTAATGTTTTCCCATACTTCTTCCGCCACCTTTCCGTGTATCTTCTTACCGCTAGTCTGCATATCTCATTATCTCTATCATATCCTTTTAATCCTTTTATTTCGTTATCTAATTTCTGTAACTCTATTTCGCTGAACGTATACGTCACGAACTTTGCATTTTTATTTACTCTTATATCTTCTTGCAGTCTTACCTGCCATTGTCTCGATTTCTGTTTTCTACATTCCATGCACTTTCCACAGCCCACGGGTACATACAGTACCCGCTTATCTACTGCTTCAGGGATTACTCCCTTATTTTTTTTGTTCGCTACATATTTCCTATTCTTTATCAGTTTCGGATATAAACACATTACTTTAATAGTTTCCCTAATCCATTGATTACTGTATTCTGTTGTTGTATTCCTAGTCCTGCATTCTGTAATATTACTCTAGCTCTTGCTTCGTATTCATTTATTCTTGCATTGCTTTGGTTTGTTTTCGCATTATATCTCCCCGTATCAGCATTATCTTTATTTATTTTTAATTGTTTCCATGCTATTACTAATTTTTCTCTTATCGCTTCTGTTTCTTGTTCAGTTTTCTTTGTTGTTGCTGCCGTTAAATTCGCTTTTAACCATTCATTGCTAGCCTCTGCTTCTGCTTTTATTACTTCACTATTGTATTTATCTTCTTTTAGATCATTATCTAGTCTTTGTTGTCTTAACGTTTCTAGCTTATTTTGTAAATCTTGTTTTAGATTACTTATTTTTTCAACTGATTCTGGTGTTTTTCCTAATATCGCATCTCTTTCTGCATTTGTTTTTTCAACTTGTGCTTTCGTTAGTTCCATTTGTGCCATTGCCATTGCACCTTCTATTCCCATATTTTTCTGTTGTTCTACACCGCCCATGCTTTGACTTCCTCCGCCTTGGCTTCCCGTCGTCGTTCCTCCGCCGCCGCCCATTCCATACATTAACCCAGGATTTAGTCCCGCGTCTTTCATATGTCTCATCTGAGCTCCATAGTTTGTTTTATTCCACATATCCATTTGTAAGTCATGCCCTTGTTGGTTCAACCCCATTTGATATTTATTTTGCAAAGCCATTAATCTTTTACTTTGTCCATATTGTCTTTTTTGATTCGTGTTTGCACCTAGCATTCCGAACAATGTACTTCCTGCTTTTACTCCACTACCTATTTTATCCCAATCCCATGCTCCCATGTTTTCTTTTTTTAATTTGTTAATTTTTATTTCGCGCTTTTTCAAAGCGACCTTATTTCCTTGATATATAAGAACAGACGCGTACCACCTGCTTTTATTAAAGGGGGATTTTACTCCCCCATTTAATTTTATTAAGCTTCTTTTGTGCCTTCTGTTGACTGAGCTCCGCTCTTATCTACATCTAAC